AAATTACTTGATCAAACCTATCAATAATATATTGCAAATTTTTTGGTGATAAATTATAAATATCGTATCCTCTATCTTGATTACCTAGAACTAATTTTGTATGTTCTGGTCGATACGCTATTTGACCTACATCTGCTTTTCCTCTTGCAGTCATACCACGAAATGTATCACCTGTGAGTTTCATATTAACAACTCTCGTTTCTGTGTTTGTAGATCTACCACGATAAGCTTTTAGTTTTTTATTGTCTGAAAATCTTCTCATGCCATTACGTTTGTATTTTTCGTATTGTTTATTATATCTACCTGCAAAGCCAGTCGGTCCTTGCTCACTACCACTTTGAAAAATACCACCTGAGGCATCTAATTGTATTCTATCAATTGCATCTTGCGCCAAAATCTTCATCTTTTTCGCAGACGCTTTTAACAATGCTTGTATTTCACCAACTTTAAATTTTTTAGCCACTTCTAAGCCAATCATGATTGCAGTTAAAACCACCTCTTGCAATAAATCCTTCAAAAGTAGATCCATCTTTTTGTGGTGGTACTTTTAAATTATCTATTTCTTCTCTTGTTAATGATCTTTTTACTTTAGTTAATATATAAATGCAAGAATCTCTTCTGTTTCCTGCAGTAGGTCCTGAGTATGTAAATTTTGCTTCAGGTATATTTTCGTATATATTACCTCTTACTGTATGTTGAAACCTTGCAAAAGATTCATTAATTAAAAAATTAAATTGTCTGCTAGATATTATATTTCCTGGTCCAAGAGTAGTTGTAAGGTTATCAATAATGTTTTCAACACTCTCTCTAGCCACCAGGTTACGCACCATGGCACTTTTAAGTTGTCTTGCATATTGTTCCACTCCTTGTGTTAAAAACTCCATATCGAATGTTTTTAACTGTTCAAGTGTTGTAATACTAACTGCCGGTATTCTAGCTAATTCTCTTCTTGATAGTTCGCCAAATACTACAGCAATTTGATCATCATAAGCAGTTCCAACTCTTCCTATTAAAGTACTATATCCAAGACGATTCATCTCTTCAAATAAATCTATTTGTCCTGTAATTCTTAATAGTTCTGTATCTGTAAGGCCTTTTAAGCCTATAATAGTTTTTTCTAATTTGTCAAATAACTCTTGTTGAATCTTCTCTAATTCAACGGTATAAAAATCTAGATTAGCCAACTTGTTGACCTATTTTATCTAAAATTGATTGTGTTTCATCTTGTTCTTGGCCTTCACCTAAATCTTCTAACATCTTTTCAATTTCTTCTTCTTCTAAATCTGGATTCTTTTTACGTAAATAACTTTCTCTAGTTTCTAAATTGTTTTGAAATGCCCATGAGTAATATTGTATTTCTTCATCTTGCGACATAGGTATTTCTCTTTCTGCAAAGTCAATACTAAATTGGTCTGCTATATTAATGCCGCCAGATACTTCACAAATTCTTTGTATTACTCTAAATTGTTCTTTTTCAAATGGTCGATATATTTGTTCAACGTCACTTCTTAGTGCGTCCATAAGATCTAATTGTCCCATTTTCTTACTAAGTCCAGATTCTTGTTGTGAGTTTGTCCAATTAATTCTAACATTGTTTGCCTGCGCAATACTATCTACCATATACTTAGTTGATTCAATCATACCATTAATGTTACTTTGTGGAGTCGCATAACTAAAGTTTGCTCCTTCAGGTAATACTAATGCTTTATCTTGTCCCATAGTAATACGTTGTTCAGTGTCTAACCCTGTAAATACTGGCTGGCCTAAACCGTAGCGTCCATGGAGTGCTAACTCAGTTAACAAAATATTAATTGATCTCATACCATCTACTAAATCTGACGCACCTTCTCTAAAATAATCTCTAGTATAAGGGTGACGATGAGCTACTGTAAATGGAATAATATCTCCGTATGGATTTCTATCTCCTTCTACAAGTGATGTTATCTTTCCTTTTTCAGATATTAAGAAGTGTTTACCTTCCATATCTTCTGTATCTTTTGACCAAAACATATATTGAGCTTCTTCTGTTCTTGCTTGTAATTGTGATTCTACTTGCCACATTACTGCAAATGGCTCATCTTCATTAGGTCTAAAGAATGGTGTAAAGAAATGAATTGGTCGATACTTTAGTTTCTTTTCATTATCGTCCCATCTTGTATATAAACCTTCGGACCCTAATAAATAGACTAGCTGTTCGAATTGTTTCATAAAGCTATCTAAATCTCCAATGACTTCATTATACTGGTCGTTATATCGTATTGGAGCTTGCTGATATACTAAACATCTTCTACTGATGATATTGCGCACCAAATTGATATACATTGGTGGTATCTGCGAAAGCGAGTCCGAATTAAAAAACTCTTTTAGATCTTCTTCTAAGTTCACTCCTTCATAATAGTCGAGCAAACGTTCTCTGTCGGCCATTTCATTTTGATGGTTTTGTTCTATTGTGTCCATCAATAATTCATGCAACATTCTTTCTGTTAAATTATAAATTATCATGATTCATACCTTTTATAAAGTTCATTTATATCCTCATCTTTTAAGAATGTACGCATTAATTTTTCTTCTTGTTGTTCTTGTTTTTGTTGTAGCTTATAGCCACCATATAAAGTAATTAAACCGCTTAATACAATTCCTACAAATAATCCTAATAGAAATGTTACCATGCTATTGAAGCTCCTTGTCCTTTAAATCCGTATCTATATTCGATTGGATACATGAGTCCGTCTAAAAAGTGTGATAATGTTTCTGTCTTAATCATTCGTCCTTCATCTACTGTAGTAAGTTCTAAATCTCTAATTGTATTCTTACATTTAGCATTAATAAATAATTGATATTCACCGTTTGCATTCTCTAACTTTTTATTGATTGCATTTAATCTATCTTTTTGTGTAGGATTCGCCTTACGACTAATTACTGTAAATCCTGCTTCACGTAAAATTGCGTGATCACTTTTTGTACTATTACTTGTTCTAGCGTTGCCCGCTGGATCAGGATATACTGGAAGTCCTGGCCCTTTCATTTGCATTAGCTTTGCTAACTCGAATGTGTTACTATTTCTTATACCGATTTCATCGAACACATATACTGTTCCATCGATTAACTCGCACATTTTAATTGCAGTCATAAAGCTTGAAACACCAAAGTCAACGCCCCAAAATTGTCTAGTAGAAATATCCATAGTCTTAACGTGTATATCTCTATTGAAATTATAAGCTGCTCTACTTTGTACGCTTTCAAAGCTCGCTTCATATTCTTGTCTAAACGTTCTAGCATCTAAATTCTTTCTTGCTCTTTCTATTTCCTCTTTATCAATCCATCCACCATCAATGGTTGTAAATTGCCAACTTTTAAGATCTTCATTTATCGTTTGCCCTTTTACATACATGTCGTAGAAGTGGTTTTGCAAACCGTTCGGAGTACCCACAAAAAGGGCTTCTGCTTTATTTTGTACAGTCATTGGCTGAATTACTTCACTCCATACTGATTCTTTCATAAATGCATACTCGTCCATTACTACTCTATTAAGACTTACTCCTCTAATCTTATCAGCCGAAGCATCTGCTCCTTTTAACTCTATTGTACTTCCGTTATCTAACGTTATTGATAACTCCGTTTCATTGATCTTTACATTCTGATTTCTAAAGAATTGTTTTAGTGTACTCCATGCAACCATTTTTGCTTGTCGATACGTAGGGTAAATTATCCATCGCCTTTCATTAGGTTTAAACTCTGGAAAGAGTAACCAAATAATACTGAAAATTGTTTTTCCCCAACGTCGTCCAGACACAATACACTTATAGCGATGCTCATCATGTAAAATACTTTTCCTAGTCTCATCAATCTTCCACTGCATCGTGATTACCTATGTCGATAATTTTGATAGGCTCAGTAGACTCTTCTTTTAAAGATACAGATTGTTGAGGCTTACCAAGTATGCGGTCTGCTAAAAAGCTCACTGCAGTCATATTACCTGCTAACGCTTCATTATAAACAGTTTGAACTACTTTCTCTAATACGGTTTTTTTATCTTCATCTTCTAAGTTAGCAATAGATCTAATGTGATCATTAAGCGCAAAATCTTTTTTTGGTCTTCCATTAGGATTACCAGATTTTCCTTTTTTCCATTGATATTCTTTTAGATGTTTAGCTTTTTTTTCCATACTGTTATCTTACTGTTTATCAGTTTTAGTAATTACCTCATATTAAGGTTATGTTCGTAAAGACGAAAATAGAGTTTCCTCTCTATATATATACCAAAAAAGTTTACAAATAATTAAAAAAAAATATGTACAAGTAGCTAAATATGTAGTAAGTTATAGTAAGTTAAGTTAAAAAAGGAGATTACAATGAGTAAAAAAAATAAATTCAGAAATGAATACAAAATTGAAATAGAACAATGTTGGATGGATAGAAAAGCTTTTGATCAAAATTACTATAGTCCATACCAATTGATTACTACTAGAAATTATCGTCCAGGAGATTTTAGTAAAAAGATCACCAAGGCTTTTAGAGACTTACGTAAATTAGGTTTCTATGCTAAAAAGAATAGTGCTTGTTGTTCAGGTTGTACTGTTATTCCTGAGGCGCAATTAGAATCCGGTAAATATGTTTATTTAACTGACCAGGATATGATGAATGTAAAAGAGCAGTCTTATGCATACATTAACTTTCATAGTGAGTTAGAAGCCTATCAGATTATGGCAATGATGATAAAAAATGATATTAATGTAATTTGGAATGGTGACGTTAAAAAATCTTTATTGATTTGTAACTATGACCTCAATGAAGAATACTTAGACTATCATAAGATTTATGTGGCGCAAAGAGGTTTTGATAGTCCAAAATTAATGATGCAAGATGCTAAAAAAGATTTTGAACGTGGCACTCTTAATTACAACTTTAAGATCTTTGCGGATAAAGATGGTTTCTTTCCAAATGGACAATATGTTTTAGATTTAGATGTGGATAGGCAAGGTTATCAGTTATCTAACATTGATAAAACTAATTTAGTTCATAAGCGCGATGAAGTATCAAACTACTTTAAGTATTTTGACTTCGATGCCAGTGGTTTTTATAACTACGCCGGATTGAGAATTGATCTAGATGGAATGCGTGGATAAAAACTATTAGAGATCATAAAAAAGAGGCTAGTTTTTACTAGCCTTTTTTTTTATATTTTTTTTAAAAAAAGTATGTACATTTGTTCCAGAACTAAGTATATTTATTTATAAGTTAAGTTAAGGAGATTATAAATGTTTAAAATTATTGAAATCAAAGAGAAGGTAGTTAGTAACACTTTTGTAATTGGTTACATGAATACAATTTTAAATGTATATATCTTCTAATTTAAATAACAAAGGAGATTAATTATGAATTTAACAAGAGAACAAGCATTGGACTTAATTGATCAATCAAGAAAAATTGGTCATAATGCTAAATGTAATTACGATTTTAGATTTTATTGGAATGATGTTGAATATGTTGATATGTCAGAAATATTTAAAGCTTTCAATATTAAAGATGTTTACTTAGATGATTGCGATTTAGTTTATATTGATAAAACAATTTGCGATTGGAGAGGTAAATCAATATATGAGATCTTTGAAGTACTCAGAAAAAATAATATTTTAAACTACAGTATTTCAGATCTTTCAGGAGTTTATAGTAGTTAATCTCCATATTAACACAAAACCTGGTAGATCATACGGTTTACCAGGTTTTTTTTGATCTATTTCTAAATATAAAACTAGTTAGATCTTTACATTATATATTACACATTTCTGGTGAAAGTGTACATATTTTTATTTATTTTTTCTATTGAATTTACACTCGGTTTCTATAGCTATTTTATTTAGCTTCTTTAATGCCCGACTGTAATATGTTTTGACACTAGATTGTGATAAAGATAATTCCATTGCTATTCTATCGAACTTAGACTTACTTAAAACTCTTTCTATAAATACTTTATATTCTTGTTCGCTCAATATCTTGGAACAAATTAAACCTGTAAGCATATAAATTACTGCTTTGTCAATTCTCTTATTATGATCTTCTAGCTCTTGTACTAAGTCTGCAAAACTTTTATCTGTATTTTCAATATCAATATATTTCATATTTTATAATATCCTACCTTATGCGGATGTGCTTTTAATAATTCATTATTCTT